CGTAGAACCAGTGTTGTTGATTTGTTTAGACAATAGAAACTTTAACCATCTGTCGTTGGGATAGCACGATAGATAAAATTCATGCTCGAGCTTGAGGAGATCTCGGTTGACTCTGCTATCAAATTTGGAATGGTCTATTAGATATATATACGGTGCATCAAAGTGATTATACATCTTCCATAATGTTTCACCGCGATCTAGAGCATTCTGTCCTTTAGCCACGATCCGAAAACCGTGGTTGATCTCATCAATGGCCCCGTATAATGCTTTTTCCACGGGGATTATGTACTTTGCTAATCTGGCAGTATATGGAGTGGCTCTATATTGAATAGCTCGGGGAGGTTTCTCCTCGTTATCAGTCTTCTCAAAATTGATGAACATGTTAACTTTGGTGTGGGCCTCCTTAAGATCCAACTTGAGCGCTTTTCCATATCTGCGCCTCATTCTATTGGGGCGTGATTGTATAAGTTGGCTGTTTGACATCTTTTCAACTAGGATATGTGAAGATAATTCAGCCAATATACTCCTACAATCATCTAATACACGATGATTGGTAGGGTATGTACAAACGAGGTGTCTTTCCAACAAGCTTTTAAACTCGTTGTTAGAGCAACCTTGATGAGCAAAGATTGGAGGTAGTTCCAGATTTGGGCTTGCGATACGGTGTAGCTTCCTCTTGTGCACGCACTCCATAGCTTGCGACGTAAATATGGCGAAATCTTCACCAACCACATCGCGCAGAGTAATGCCGCTACAAGAGCAGTCCACAGCCCCATCCACCTCCTTAGGATGTTTGGCTCTCCTTCCCCCGAAAGGATATATTGTCTGCATAACGCAGCAGGGGATTGCAACAACCGGAGCCCGGTAACCTCACCATCGTCTGGTATCATGGCTAAGACAATGCTACCTACCATGGCATCATCCAATCTACTGAAGTTAATTTCTTTTTGCTTCAGGATTTGAATGGCTAAAGCACGTAATTGATTGGCTTGTAAGTTATCACGTGGTAGAAACAAGCTACGTGCTTTGAGGTGTGAATACAGCTCGGGTATATACTCAATAGTTCCAGCTCCTGTGAAACGGAGCCGTAGATCTATGAATCTATTGAGCAACCAATAGTGTGGATTTTTGTAGGTCGTGGGGTAGTATATTGTGGGAGCCTTACATTTTTCTACATACCACCCGTCATTAGCAAGAGCGCCTACTGGTTCTTGCTTGACGTTAGTCTGCCACCATTTACCTGCCTCTTCCAGCTGCGCTTCAACGGCTGCAATGCTGCTATTAGCGCGCTGGCTTGAAGGATTGCTTGAGGGTTGTCTTGGGGTTCCCAATCCGGAAGCTCGCTCACCAATTCCAGATAGCCATGATGATACGGCTGACTGGTAATCATGTCCCTCTTGGCTCGTAACACTCCTGTCGGTGTTCGCACCTGGATACTCTGTGGCATCTGATTGAGGATTTTGTGAGCCTCGTTCAGCCACTGTTTCACCTGGCCTGGTTGAGCCCGCGCCTCCGCCCGAAAATCCTGAACTGCTTGTTGGAAGTTTCCGTCGTAGGGGAAAGCGCCGACCATTGTTGCGACATTGATGGAAGGCATTGGTTGTCTGGTGGGTGTCTGTGTTTCAGGATCGCGGATCAAAACATCTCGATCGACCCCCTCTACCTCCAGTTTGATTACCTGAGGTTTAATGGATCGATGAGTGGGTTCTAGGTCACGTTTTCTGGTATTGCGTGCTCTAGACCTAGTTCGTCTAGAACTATTGGTGTTATTCGGCTGCTGTTTAGACGTACTCGCCCCCTGATTGACTGGAGGAGACTGATTACGCTTCACAATAGGTCGTTGTTCCTTAGGAGCTTGCTGTGGTCCTTGGGTTTCGTCGGCTCTTGATGAACCGCGTTTACTAGCCTTAGACTCACCGCGTTTCCTGGATGGTGATCTTGCAGTCGTTGATGGTACTGATCGTTGCCTGGTGGTGTTTTGAGAGGATTGGCTTTTGGCTTTCTTAGTCCTCTTACGCTTTCGCCTTTCGACTTGAGTCCATTCACCATCTTGCTGATTGGGTTGTGGACCTGCGTTCTTTAACACCTCGCCAATCTTATTGCCAGCTGCAGCCCCAATCTTTTGGGCTTCCTGGTTGTTGGCTGCCTTCGCTATCTTTTCTCCTGCTTCGGTTGCTATTTTACTGACCTTTGCATTGACATTGGCATTGGCTACCTTGCTAACAACATTGCTATTGCTAGTTTGGCCAACTGGTGGTGCTCCGCGAACATCCAACTTACCGTTAATAACCTTGTAAGTATATAGATGCCAGCATCTGTAGCACTCAGCCACTGTATAGCCATTGGCATCAAGCCCATAGACACAACGGGGCTTGCCTTGGCACCAATAACATCTGGGTTCCTTTGGTGCGGGTTTCTGACTTCCTGCGCTGGAAGAATTACTGCCGTTCATTCTTGCTGATCTATACAAGCGATCGACTTGTGCTTTTAGGTGTGGATACATTTCCACGACATCCCTGAGATTGCGCGGTTCTCGGGAGCCTTTCTTGGGGTCTCTTGACCTAGACATTATAT